TCTTTGATGGCATATCGTTCTGCTAAATTAACAGCCTCCATAATTTTTTGTGCGGTTTCATATACGCAATCGGCTTTTAATCCTTTGCGATATTCGTTGTAAGATTTAATAGCCCCAACCATTTTTGATTTTTCTTCTTTGGTAAGAGAGCTATAAGCTACTTCAGTAGAGTTTTCTAGTAAATGTTTTAATTTCATACTTTATAAATATTATAGTTCTGATAGAATGTTGTGGATAATTCTTTCAACATTATTATATGGGTTAATAATTGTTCTGTGTTGATCAACGCCTTCGTTGATTTTACCTTGTGGATACATAAAAGCACCTTGGGTACTTGGATTGCTTACAAAATCAAATGCGATTAGATCAAAGTCGTCTTGTACAACATCTGCTCCTTCTCTCATATCTTTCTTTACACTACCCAATCCACGACTACTGATACCCAAAAGAATGCCTGATTGCAATAAATCTTTTAATATGTTACCACTTGGTGTAGGTAGAATTTCGACGGTACCAACCAAATCTTTATTTTCCCATCCCATATCTACGATGTTGTGGCTTACGTTTTTTAAGTTAACAACAGATGATTCTGGATGATCTAATTCACCCATAGCGCGACGTTGTTTAACGAAATTTTGCATATACTTTTCAGCTTCTCTCTTTAGTACATCTTCTGGATATACACGGCCGTTTTGGTTTTTTGCATCGGCACGTTGTAATACGCCGGTTACGTATAATTTTCCATCTTTAAGAGATTCATTTAAAGATGTTTTTTTGAATTCAAATGGTAGAATATCTATCAGTACTTGTTTCATATATGTTAAGCTTTAGGTTGTGTTGTTCCTGGTTGTGTATTTTGAGCCTGATAGGGAGTAGTTACATCCTCTTTATCAGCGGTTATTTTGTTTGATGGAACAACATTTTGTTGACTTTCTGGTTCAACTAATGCTTTTGATTTAGCAACTTGATATTGATCCTTTGGCTTCAAATTATCAGCATTACCTAAAATTTTAAGTTTAAATCCTGGTTTAATGAAGAATTTAGCTACCTTTTGTTTATTTTCTTCACGACCGATAATTATGATGACGTATCTATCATAATAATAATCAATTGCAACACCTGTCACATTGATTGTATAATCTGTTTCAGGCTGTTTATATCCTTTGCTGGCTCTAACCACAATTTTCTTACCCAAGATTTTGTCTTGGATCGACTTTTGTAGATTGTTCTTCAATGCTTCAGTTGAACCTTTTAGTTTCGTATCAAATGCAGTGAAGTCAGGAAGAACATCGTATGTTTTTAAATCTACAGATGCTGGTTGTTTAGGTTGAGCGGGCTGAGTTGGTTGCACGGGTTGTGGTTGAGGAGCAGCAGGTTTGGTTTCTTGTTCGTATTTAAGACCATTGAACCCTTCGGTCACAGGTAAAGAACCTTGTTTATACCCAATTAAATTAGGATCCATATCAGGATCATTGTGTTGAACCAAACCATTTTCATCAGTATACGTATCGCCTAATTCAATTGATTGTGCGGGTGTTGCGTAAGCTGGACCACTATACATTTGATTTTCCAACTTATAACCAGGACTTCTTTTGATAGGTTTAGCCAACTTATAACCTAATTGTGTTGCGGCTCTAACGTTTCCTGGTCCACGACGACTAAATGCAAATGGTGTTCTAGCAGCATCGCCACCAACAGCAACAGGACCAGATGCAACTGGACCGGTACCTGTTGTACTAGCTTCATTTTTAGCCTTTAATTTAGCTAAAATTGATTTAATCTTTTCTTTAAGATTTTGTTTCATTTTTAACATCAATCTTTTTAATTTCTTCTACCAACTCATATGCATTCAATAAAGAAGTCAATTGATTTTCTTTAATTACACCGGTACAAGACTTGGTGGAAAATTGACTAATAACTTCGTTTATTTTAATCTTAACCACTTCGGATGTAACATTTTTAACTTGATCCTTCAATACTACACTGATTCTTTTGTATTCTTCATTGACATACTTAGTAAATTTACTGGAATTAGAAACATTGGTAATATATTCCTTCAATAGTTTCTTTTGATCAGGCAATAGATTGTTGTATTTGGTATTGAAATTCTCAATTAAAAACTTATATGCTAACAATCTTACTTCTGCACTTTGATTTCCATAAACATCCATTGATTCTTGATCTGACTTCTTTTCTTTTGTCAAATTTTCTATGATATACTCTCTCGATTCCAATAACTCAGAAACTTCAAACTTAGCCTCACTTTTATCTTGATCTTCAAATAGTTTATAAATAGATGCGTATAACTTATAATTTGGAATCTTGTTCTTTAAAAATTCATCAATATTATACTTTTCTTTAATCTCTTTGATGATATTATACTTCTGTTTATTCAATTCACGTTCATCGATCTTGGATCGTGTTTGCAACACAACATTCAAAAGTCTTTCACCTGATGATGCGTCTTTACTTTTTTGTTGTAAAATAAAATTATAAAGCTGCACTTCTTTTCCAAGTTCTTTACTTTCGTGAAAGTACTTGAACATTAAATTTTTAGTAAATGATTCATCTCTTCCCGCTAGAATGTCGGCTGTTATTTGTCGAGTGAGTAGTTCAAACAATATTCCAGCATTCTTGAATTTCGAATGTTTTGCTTTCTTGTGCATATTATTTATTATTATTTATAAATATAATCAATGTGGTTAAATATATAGGAATTATACTATTCTTTTATATTTTGTTCATCCATAAAAGATTTTTTGTTTCCTTCTCTTAAAATTTCTTTTTCTTGATCCAATGTTTTCAACAAATCGGTCAATCCCTTAATAGACTCCAATGACAACGGAGATCCATTCTTATATTTGTGTGATACTGATAAATCACTGCGTCTATTGTTTTCCAATGTGCCAAACGGATCTTCTCCAAATGGATATTTACTAGCATCTTTTCTGCCTGTTTGATCACGTTTTTCTGCTAATTTTGGTGGAGTTGATTTTTCAGCACCAGCTTTAGTTTCTGTATCACCCGCACCACCAGCTTCAGCTCCACTTTCTGGAGCAGAATTTGCTCCAGGTTCAGCTCCTGAACCTGGCTCAGATCCACCGCCTGCGCCTTGGTCGCCTTTATCGTCCTTATTTAAAAATGACAAAGCTGGATCGTTACCTTCTTCTTCAATTTGCTTAAATCTATAATTTCCTTTAGCGTCGTCAATTAGTTGCTTTTGTAAGGATATCATATCTTGATCTGACAAACCGAAAATATTTTCATAAATCCACTTCTTAGAAAATACTTTTTGTTCTTGCATATCTTTGCAAAGTTCAACTTTACTCTTGTATACATCTATTTTTTCTTTTTCAAAGATAGTGGATGGATTAGTCAACTCAAGAGTAAAATCTACCAACGACTCATCTCTATATCCTTGGCTATACAAATGAATAACTGCAATTTTATTCAATTCGCTAACCATAATACGTTGTATACGTTGTACTGTTCTAGCAAATCTTATGTCTTCAGCTGCCAATGTAGCTTTGCCACTCAAGGATTCGTCATACCCCAAAAATGCTTTGGGTATCTTAAGTGCTGCCATCATTTTATTACGAAGGTACTCAATATCATCTGTACCTGTCCACTCCAATCCAGATAAATTTTCAATACTAGTGCCACTATCACTACCACGAACTGGCAAGAAAAAGTCCTCTACCATGTTTTGTAGATTGAACCTTAAATTATAATCTCCAGTTTGTTGATCCAAATATGGAACCTTTTTCATTTGGTCCATAATGCGTTGCATATGATTATCAACTTCGTTTGGTGGAATATTACCAATATCAACTTTGAAAATACGTTTTTCAGGAGCACGCATAATACGATGAATTAACATTGCGTCTTCCATCAAACTCAATTGTTTCCATACACGGCGAGCACCTTCTAAAGTACTTTTTCCATATGGTAGAAAGTTACTGTCACTCAATAATCTAAAATGTGCAATTTGATAGTTTTCCAAATCTTCCAATTTGTTTCCGTATGGCAAATTGACTTGAAATTTAACAAAGTTTTTATTGGTTAAATGTGCATTTTCTACGCGGGTTACATAATATGTACTCAATGGTTCTACCAAATAAACACCATATTCAGGACTAATATGAAGACGCAGGTAAAAATCACCATATTTAACCATGCAACGTGCCCAACTCCACAGGTTAAATTCGATATTTAGAATATCATAGAACAAATTGTGTAGAATATTCTTAATTTCGTCGTTGGAAGATTTGATGTGAATTACTTCACCCATTTCATTTCGGGTTGTACATTCATCCGCATAAATGTCCAATGCAGATGCAAGAATTGGATCCATATCCATCGTATCATAATCTCTAAACAATTCAACACGGCTACTTTGATATGATAAATTGAAATCTCTGGTATATTGATTATACGAAGTTGTACGTAATCTATTAAAACGGTCTCTTAAACTATTACGATCTGTAGCATACTGAATTTCATCAGTGTCGATAACTTTTAATTTTTTACCACCAACGTTACGAACAATCACATCATTTGAAAACAAACGTTTCAAACGAGCAAACAAAGATCGACTTCTTAATTCTTGAAAAGATTTATCTGACATATTATTTATCTATAGTATATAAGTATTTACAACAACCAAGTTAAACTTTCTTTTTTGTCATTAACGGTGAAATCCATAGTTTTGTGGTGATCAGGTACAGCACTCACTTGTTTTGGAATTGAAATTTGACTTGTTACTTTTGATATTTTTGAAACAATAGCCTTATTATAAGCTATTTGTTCGTTTCTAAGTTTCAAAGCAGTTTCACGTACCCACAAACCAATTCCAATTGCCATAACCAAATCGTCATTGTATCCCTTCATAGCTTCTGCTTTTGGTCCGTTCCAAATGAATACATTCAGTTCCTCATATAGTCTTTTGGACTTCATTATAACTTGTTTTTGTCTAAAAAATAATTCCAAGTTGCTTATAATTAAAGGTCTATTTTTACTAGTTGTAGCAAATCCAGGAATTAACTTTTTATCAGCTGTATTTAATTTGTTGGAATATGTTTTTTCTACGTCAACCACGGTCAAATCTGCCGCACTATAAAACGTATTTTGATAATCTCTATCAATAATTTGTTGTAATGTAGCCCATCCTATATTGTTATTTTCCACTACCAACAAAGCATTATTGTATTCAGTAGCAACACTAACCAATAAATTGCCATAATCTTTTGTAGTTAACTGACCTTTATATTCAGCTACTTGTTCCATTGTTTCTATATCTATAACGTGGAATGCACTAAAATCTCCACCATCTCCTCTAGCGCAGTCAGCTGTCAATATATAATTTTTACTATAATTGGGATAATCCCAAATCCATAAGTCTTGATTATTACCACGTTTTTCAACGGGATCTTTTAGATAGGTTTGTTTGTAAAACTCAAGAACGTCTACACTTACAACTTGATTACCAGATGTACTAAAGTCACAATCACATTCTTGTGCTGCACCTTTTACTCCTGATAATTCTGTCTGTTTATCTCTCCAAGCTTGATCACGTTCTGGGTGTAGATGCCAAGGCAATCTAATTGTCTTAAAATTATTCTTACCTTCTTCAGCCTCAACCCAAGTTTTATGAAAAAAATTACCAACGCCATTTGGAGTGCTTAATACAATAGCTCTACCACCGGTAGACAGTGTATATTGAGCAGACAACCAAATTTCTTCGATTCCATCAATAAATGCAGCTTCGTCGATGATTAGTAATGATAGTGCAGAAGAACGACCAGCTGTACCAGCAGAAGATACTGCTTTGATTTGAGAACCGTTCTTTAAACGCAATGATAATCTATTATCTTCTACGCAAGGTACCTTAAGCCAACTTGGTAAGTTATCATTAGCAAATCTAACTTTGGTAACAATTTCTTTTGCAGTTTCTTGGGTAATACTAATACAAAGAATATTTTTATCATTGTGGAACGTCATTAACCACAGCCCATAAGCGGCTGTAAGAGTACTGATGCCCATCTGACGACTCTTAAGAACAACGTTTAATTGATTATCAACGAAGTCTTGTAAAGCTTCTTCTTGGAATGGATAAAGTTCAAATCCAACGGTACCTCTAATAGGATGTTGGATCTTAACATACTTCTTCATGAAGTATATAGGATCCTCAATACACCTCTTATACTCCTGCTTTATTATTTCTCTTAGATTTGGCTGACTCATATTTCTCTTCGTACTCTTTTATTTTAAGATTCAATTCTTCCAATCGAACGTCAATAACACCTATATCCTTTGTCAAATCTTCAAATATTTTATTGTAATCTATATTACCATCCCACTTTTCAAACGATCCATCTTCCTCAAGAAATGTAACATCTTTATCTTTATTTTCTTCACAAAACTTTTTACTTTCTTCAAACTTTTTCTTGTAATCTTCTAAAATACCACGTTCATTTTTAAAATCTTGCAATTCGTTATAAACTTCAAACATTCCAATCAATTTAAGATTTGTTTGGAAATCGATAAAACAATCATAACAATATCCTGTTTTGGGCCAAACACGATCATCTAAATAATTGCCCCAACGAACATCCATATTACAACATTTACAACGTTGTTCGTTGATAATGGTAGCACGTT